CCCTGCCGCTACATCTAGCGAAGAGCCGGAGTTAGCGTCACTGTATAGAATAGCACCAGCCGTAGTAGCAGGGGCTTGTCCAATTTGAGTTGCATCAGCGCTACTTTGTACTTGCATCCATAAGTCTTGGAATGCAATGAACTCTCGGTCATGTGCTACATCGTATAGCAATACACGAGCATGCTCTTCTGTACCCTGATACGGATCGAGATAGGCAACTGTTGGCGCAAGTGCTGCAGCAAGCCCCAAAGCCTCGTAGTTCAACTCAATTGTTTTGTTAACATGCTGTACGAAATTCTGAGCAGTTTCGGTACAAGAATCCCCAATCAAGAAATTCTCCATAGGTATACTGTCTCTTGGGTCAGCATCAAATCCACCCTTGCCGCCATTAAATCCAGTCCAAACATCCCCTTCATTCAGAGTACCTCTGCTCTTAGCAAACAGCCCTTCTATAGAATGGGGATTAGTGTAATGCATGTTCATCCAAACAGTATCTCCATCACGCAAACCACCGGGAGCATACGGATATGCCCAAGACTTGTTTAGGAATACGCCCTCTTTGACTTCAGGATATATTGTACTAGGACTTGCGTGCATATCCACCAATATTACTTCGTCGCCGGATGCTGGTTGGAAAGCAGCATCTCGTTGAGTTAATGTAAGTAAGTTATCAGCCTTTACATTATAATGTGCATAAGAGACAGTGCCACTCGCTGCCCTCCACGAAAGGCGATAACGATAGCCACTGTACCCGTCAACTCCCGATATATCGTCAGGGAAAAGACTTGCATCTTTCATATACAAAAGGGTCGGGGCACCACCAGCCCAAGCCTGAACGATACCAACCGCTCTTCCACTTTGTATTCTGTCAAGGTGAGGATTCACACGGGGGCCTGCTCTGAACTCTACAGCGCTGACATACTGCTTCATCCCATAATCGACATTACCGCCTTGTGTCATTACATTAGATCGGTCATAATAGAATGGGCGCCTGCCTTCAAATCCAGCACTCTTGAGTAGTGGGTTATCAGCAACTGGAGTATAATTCATATCTTGGTAACCCGGACTCGGAGTAAGTTGTACGCCTACTGAAAATTCCTTTACAAAGTTCTTACTCATTGCCCAGTTGCCACCTGCAGTGGCTGCTGCGGCTGCTGTAATTGTGTTAGCACTATTATCAATAGCAGTGTACAATACCCATTCTCCACTTGGTAAAAATGCTCTACGGTACCTTGCGCTACCACTTATGCCTGCAACAACAGTACCACTTGCAGCAGCCGTCGGTATAGGGAATATATCTGCATCTTCTACAGAAATCGTAGTCCCAGTAAATGGTTTAGTAATCTTTGTACCGGACCTATGGGCATTACTTGAAATGCTATATGAAAATGCACCGAATATTTCTGGATCCTGTGGTGCGATTGCGTCATGACGCCTACCTACTGGATTTGGTGCCCAATTGCTCGCAGTGTGAGTAGCGTCAATGTGTATCTTCATACTATTGTCGGGTCCGGGGAATATACCGGCCTCTTCATTTATGAAAAATTGGTTAGGGAATAGTGGTATCTCTACCATAGCACGAGTACTTGCATACTGCGTACCTAACTGATAATCATGTTGAATGGTGTCAAGTGTCTGAAATAACCTATCGTTAACCGTAGTGCCGTCACTACACATCGATTCTTCAAGGAACTTGTCATCGACATGTAATTTATGACCAGTGCTTATTCCCGTAGCAGTAGCCCATGCGGCAAAGCCAACTGCTTCACTGCCATCTGCTAATATGAAATTACCTGAACCTAAGTGCGTAGTCCCTGATGCGAAATTAAACAAAACACCTGTCTTTGAAGTATACGCTGCTGATGCGAACTGTATAGGCTCATTCGGGTCAGTCCTTGGTAATTCAAGATAAATCCTACCTGCTTTGGGAAAACAGTATGTGCCCCAAGACTGCAAATCAGTAGCACGGTTATTGAGTGGAAGAGTGGTCACTGTAAAGGCACTCGCATCAAATGCGCTTACCTCCGTTGCACAGTCACGCCTTGTATTCCAAGCCATTCTAGCAGTAGGACTTGGATCCCATGTTTCCTTAGTATTGATTGCACCTTGGCCGGGACCACCAAGAGTCATAGTGACTACGGGTGCGCCCGGCATTATCTCTTTCACAATATGAGAATCAGGGGCTCCGTCGCCCTTCGCACTAACGCTAGCACTCGCAATATCAGAAATTATACCATAAGCGAGTAAATTGGAATTGCCTCCACCATCATCGTCAAATGATAATACTCTGCCTCTTGACATTAAATATTCTATTGAGAGAGCATTTGGGATAGAAGCATTTGCTCTTAATTTTGTCAATTGTGAAAACCTTCTTCTGTCGCTAGGCTGAACGGTTAATGTCATCCTTTTCCCAATGATTTCATGCTCGATAATATCAAACACTTCGTGAACTGCCGTAGACTGATTTGTAGTACCCCTGCCTAAATCTATAGGACCGTTGTACAACTCTTCGTTATCATGTAATGCTACTGCGGTTCCACCGCCGCCTGAAATACGAATGGTCGTAGCAGTAACAGCATGGTTAATTGTACCGACAACTGTACCATCAGCACGGTATACGATGTCGTCTTCAGCAAATAAAGTCCTTGCATCTGTACCACTTACGGTAAGCGTAGTAGTAGTGGTGGCAGCATAACCTCCACTATTGTTGATTAAGACCCCTGTTCTAATACGACGATTAATTGGCAATTGCCTCAACATGTCCTCTACTTCTTCCAAATTAGAAGAATAGCGGGTAGGGGTGATTATGACTTTGCTAAATTGTGATGCCTTGGTTGCCAAATTAGAATTGGGCAAAGCAATACTCTGAGGAGTCTTCATAGGGGTGTCCGTGGAAGCCAATGGTAAGTAATTCTCAGGGCATAGTGTGAAATCCAATTTCGGCTCAGCGACAGTACCTTCTTCGGTGTCGCCTTCTAAATCACCTTCATCGAATGGCAAATTACTAGGCACCTTCATTTCAATTTTGCCGCCGGGAGCGTATATGTCTAAATCCCCTGCGTCTAATTCAGTATGAATAAGATCGAGAATTGAAGTACTACCTGTTACTATTGTACTGACATCCGGTACAGTCTTAGTCACCATAATCGATGGACCTTTCATTGCGAACTTCACAATTGCGCCAGTTATGTCTAATGCTTGGAATGCTGAATCGGTAGCAGCGCTGAATGTAATCTTCTTAGTAGAATGACTAAGAGTAGCGGTAATTTTACCATCGGTGGTCGCTGGTGTACTTCCTATTGAAATCGATGTGGCTGGCAAAACCGCACCATCTTTACCAAAGGATTTGATGCTTTCTAATTTAATAATAGTAGAAGTACTAGTGAAAGAAGAATCAATCCTAGAAGCAGAAGCCACAGGGAAATTAGAACCGTTATGGCACACTGCATTGTAATGGATTTGTACGAATGGAGCATAATTGTAAGTGGAAAGAGATGGAACATCCAATATTGCAATTCGTGCTTCACTGGAAGGGACGAGATGGCGAGCGGCTTCCTTTGAATCACTAGTAGCGTGACCCGCACCTAATGCTTTGAGGCTAAATAAACTAGATTTGAAATTATTTCCACCTAAAGCGATTATACCCCTATGTGGATCGGATGCATCACTTGGATCTATATCGCTCATTCCATTTTCTACAACTTGACTAACCTTCGACTTAAAGGCCACGCCTGTAATTTTAATTGTGCCGTGCGAATCGTATGCAGTTATCTTAGAATTGATAGGGACTGTACCCTTAACATCAGAATACTGAGAACTAAAAGATGCAGAGATTACATCTGCCGAAGCATCCAATTTCTTATCAACTGTTAAGTCGGACATTGGAGGTAATGTGCCCATGAAAGAATGACTCTTGACATGGTTGAGTATGTGCCTGCCGGAATGACCAATATAGAATCCAGTGCCGGGGTTTACCGACGATGCAGAAAACTTATTGTAATTATCAGAATCGATTGCCATACTCATCGAAAACATAATTCCATGATTTTCATAACCACTTTCATCGATACAGACTTGACCTTGCCTATGTGAAAATTGTGTACCACTACCCTGCGGCTGGTAATCATTACCTGCTCCTCCATCAATCAGACAATCCCCTGTTATTACAACGAATCGCCCAGCGTCGTGCGCCATCAATGCTCCCCTGCGGCCTGTCGAAGCATTAGAGGCAAAGTCGAGATGGATTGACTCAACCGTGATAAGGCCACTACCCGCAGTATTGATCGCCATGAGCCTTAGTCGCTCAGGTGCCTTATTGGTGGGCTTTCCAGTAGTAGGCCCATAACCCAATGGATTGACAATGATATTGTATGGTACTTTTGGAATGGCTACATCACTGATAGATGAGGCGCCATGCACCTTTACTTCGTAAGAGCCTTGTGAATTCCAAGGACTATCTGCTGTGAAGTTAATAGCCGCTAATGTTGAACTACCGCTCAACTGCTCAATCAATGCGGCAGCAGCAGTAGCGCCTATGTCAATTGTATGAGTAGTACCAGTAGTGGCAGAGATAGAAGGAGTTACAGTGATTAGAGAGATGGGATCGATAGGTTCTTCAAAGCGCCAAAGACCAATCGTGTCATCACTCTTTACGGGCGCATATGGAGCCTTGCCTGACGGCTTTGCTCCTTTAGATAAATGGACAGCCTCGATAGTACCTCTGTATTCTCCACCTTTTCCTCCAATGTACATATTAGAAGGAGTCATAACAATTCGCTGGTCTTCATCGAACTTTTTACTTACGACTAAATCTCCATTGATGTGCATGGATAAACGACGATGATTGAATGTAACAGTGACATTGAGTAATTCACGATGGCCGTCATTCAAGGCAGTAGGATCGTTAACTGCAGCATCGGTATAGATGTAAGAGTTATGTAGCCCTAAATTAGGATTAGGGAATGAGATACCATCCCAATATGCGAAATCCCCGTTAGGGCTATGTACGGGCTTAGCGCTACTAATGGTGCAAACGCTCGATGTACCCGCCGCTACATTTTCTAAATTGATTTCAAAGGAAGCCGGTGCTGGGCTAGAAGGAGTACCTACTGTCAAGCGCATTATGTTCTCATACTCGTAAACGATACCGCCGCAATCTGGTGCAATCCATGTTTCTAAAGTAAACGCATCTAAAACACTAGGTAGCGCTTTCTTTAGCCCATCGCTTCCGCCATGTACTACATTTAGGTTAGACGGCACCATCACGCTATCAGTTATACCGTTGAATGACAACGCATATCCGGGGTCGATTAGTATACTCATATTCATACCCCTATTACGAAATCAGATGCCACCAATCTAAGTTTGTAAGCATAATAATTGTTCCCAGCATCATACCGTACATGTAGTTTTTCAGGAATTATTCTCATGCCGCCCTCATTGCCGTGGGCTTCAGATGAGAGTGTGACGAATACATCTTTAACGAAATTGCCAGCGAATTCAGCAAAGGCGCCAACTGCTTCAACGGCATCTCCAGCAGCAGTCAGCCCCATTTGATCATACCAAGCATCATCATTGTCAACTCGTGTATCACCGCCCAAACCACCGGGTAATAAACCGGGTATCATTTTATGAGACGCACTCAGTGCATTTTCCCTTGAACCCTTAGCATCACTAGTCTGTTCCCCAAAGGTAAGGAAAAAGTTCCTAGCGGTTGGTGTAACTGCATCACTTTGGATAAGGCTATCATAAGGTATCTGCACCCCTCTAATTAAATCTGTATCTTTCTTAGCATTAGAGACCAAACCTAACAAATCTTGCACTTTATCACCTGCCGACTTACTATTAACACTAACTTGACTAATTACATATGGCTCTGTAAAGTATTGGATTCGTGCCATGTCATAAATACCATCGTAATCGACAACCATTTCAATGTGCTCTGATGCATCATATTGAATACAAGGATCTAAAGTACTCAATACTGATTGATTAATCGGCCCATCCTTTTGTATCACTTTGATGGTAGGGCCACCTACTAATACACTGAAAGCACTAGCGATAGTCTGACCGTTAGTAGAGGTAATTGCTCCACCTTCATTACTAACTACATCAGTAGTTAATTCCAACGCCTTCTTTACAATCAACGCTAATGTAGCCGCAGGGTTTCCATTTACAGCATGTGTACTTATCCCACCTATTGGTAACTTAACTTGGACACCAGTACCTCCTCCCGCAATCCTTTGTCCAAAAATATCTCGCCCCTCCCCATTATGAGTGCCAGTTTTAATCACTGTCGGGTAAGCACCCCCGCTCATTTTATTTTGATAATCTCCATGAGCCAAATCAAGACTAAAGATAAATTCCACACCTAATGGTAAAGACTGTGTTCCTGTTATCCCGTCAATTCGCCAAAAGTTAGGATATAATACAAATTTCTTATCACTCAAAAGAGATTCTATCGGCGGAGTTGTATATGTAGTCATATAATAAGTAACATCTTCGTATACTGGTACATTTATACTATCCAATGTAAATTCCCTAATTATATTTTGTCTCACTACAACATCAACTATACTACCAACTACCTGACCCTGTGGGTTCCAAAGTGTCGTCCGATACGAATATACGGCTAAACCATCGGCTAAAGCAACTTTAGTGCCTCCGCTAAAGGAGATTGTGTTACCACTTGCACTTACGGCAGTAACTGTGCCGACAAAGGTACCATCTGATTTGTGTATTCTCTGCGATGGGTAAAAATAAGCCTTATCATCAACTACAATACTAGTTGCTCCCGCAGAATAAGTACCTGCAGAAGGGTGGTCAATTGTCGTAAGTACGGGCCCACCACCGCTATAATTCCAGACATCCATAGTAGAAGTTAAAATTGTTTGAACTTCATTGAACAATTGTGTATGAGACGGATCGGGCGAATCAAATATATCAATTGATGAAGTCACGCCACTTTGAGTTGCTAAGTCTCCTTGGAATTTAACAATCATAGTTCTTAATGATAGGTTGGTTAATGCATAGATAGCAGAGGCCCCCCCTTCTGGAATAGCAAAATTAGTAGTAGGTAATACCGATGCGAAATTAAACCCAACATCGCCACCACTAAAACGAGAAGTTAATTTATCTACATCTGTTGTAACGCTGTCATCATCTTGGAAAATACCATCTATCTCTATACCAACAGTAGGTATGTTAGTATCAATTGCCACTCTGCCTACGATATTGTCAGGAGTAGGAAAAGCAGAAGCATTACGGTCCACTACAATATCAATCGATTGAGCCTCTAATGAAATCTCCATCAGGTTATCAGGACCGACTACTAATCTAATTGGTAATGCCATGCCTATCCCTCAAATTATTACATTGGCCGCTACGAATTTCAAAGAAAACTCATAGGCTTTCATTTCAGCATCCCTATGGATATAGAAATCCGTAACGATACCGTGTATTCCATTCCGCCTACTGCCTTCTACATCAGGGTTGTAATCTACCGATGCGTGCGTCTCGTTACTCAGCGCCATCTTGTCAGTCGTAGGTGCATCATCAGGTATTACCCAATGGTTTCTCTGTGCGACAACTTCATCTAATGTGTGCTTACCTTTAGTCACCTTTGTATTATAGGGGATCTGTATGGCATAGATGAAGTCACTGGTTTCCCTCGTACCGTATATTGGCTGTGTAATTAAGTTGGCAAAACCTCTCACAAAACTACCAATACCAGTACCCGTTGCCGTTTGCTCAAAGTTATTGCTATTAGCAAAAATGCCCAATAAGTCTTGAACTTTATCTCCAGCAGACTTTACTTTCTTACCAGCCTTCCCGCCAGTAAATCCTTGCAATGTAGGCAAGTTGCCAGCGCCAAAGTTATGTTTAATTTGGTTGTTAACCGTCCCTAATGAAGTGGCATACACTTGTGTTATCTCTAACCTTGTCTCAAAGCCATCACCACTATTCTTGATGGATGTGGAGAATACTTTATCCATGGTCTTTTCACCGGCTGCGTTAACTGCTCGCTCGCTAATTGACAGTGTGGAAGTCAATAACTGAGATAACAGATATGTGATGTATTCGTCTGCTCTTTTGCCATCGCCGTATATACTAGAATGAGTTGGAATTTGTGCCTTCCCTTCGCTTCTTGCACCGGAATCTTCGTAAGCAGGGTAATTAACATAAGTTAGCGTTTGCCCATGGGCTGTGATTTCAGCAAAGGCATTTTCGATTGGCAATACCAAAATAGGCCCGCCGTAAAGTGAAGATTCATATTGAGGGCCTAAATTTTGACAAGGTGCCAAGTATATCTCATCGCCTGTCGTAATGGTTGCACCTAGCCCTGCATCCACTTCACAAGTAATGGTGGTCGCACCAACTGCTGTCACTTTAAGCAACAAGTCCGTTTTACCTGCATTTGCTTTGAAGCCTTTGGTAGCAGGGTCTTTTATCTTAATATGGTAGTCTGCAGTACTGTTTGTGACTTCCATCCAATCTCTTGGATCTCCACCTGCAACATTGATTGCTGTAACCGCACTACCACTAGCGAGAGTAAGCCCAGTCATTGCTCTAGCCTTGTTAACAAAACCATAAGGTTCATTCTTAGCGGCAACTCGCTCTGCATCGAATACGACTTTGACAGAATCTGCGTCTTCTCTAAAACTGAAATGTTCGTAAGGGTGTTCCCCGCCTAAAACACCAATTAGAGGTATGCCATATTTACTCGACAAATAACCTTCAACTTGCTCTTGCTCATCAGTCGTTAATATTCGATTGTAAACTATGATTTCATAGATGTTACCTGTCAAATAATCAGTGCTACCAGTGGCTCCAATTTGAGTGGAATCATCATCGACTATATCATAATCATCACCAGTATCAGTGTCTTCTTGGACACCTCGATTATACAATTTAGTATGAGTGGTTCCATCCCCTTGTAAGTCAATGGTATGTGCATGCAATTGAGGTATACCTGCTACAAGTGTAGTAGTTGAATCCGATACATCATCAGAACCTGAATTGTACAATGACAATCTAATTTTATTATTAATACCAAATCTATAACGAATTGTCCAACCTTTGTCAGAACTTTCTCTAGTGCTTATTACATACTGCTCTGCTTCTACAGATGAATTTGTACTATTGGCGACAATAAATACTGTCTTATCTGCTGGATGAAGAGCAGCATTATATGTAATATCAAACTTTGAAGCGCCATCAAAATAAACATATGGGTTACCTCCAATACCGTGTTCCTTGTAAATCGGAGAGCCTGCTTTGTTTGCTACTACACTAGACGCTGAGTCTACCCAAGTGTTGACTGTTGCCCCATGAGTTAGAGCCCCACCTACCATGTTAGTAGCAACCAAGTCACTTGCACTAAATCTAACACTTAAGCCTGAAGTGATTGGTAAACCTCCAGTAGCAGTTGCGTTGTCAGACACCCACTTTGCGACTGGCAATGAGATATACCTACCGTGCCATTGCTGCCAACTTTGACTTTTGCGCTTTCTAGGTGTATACAAAGTAGTAGCACTAGTAGATGCTCCCTTTTTATTACTACGAGAAGCCTTTTCTTGCCCCCCGCCCGAATTCGCAGCGTAATAAGCCTGAGCCGCTTCTTGATCGAAAAGGGTTTGAGTATGATTAAGGTCAACCACGGCCTTTGCTTGCGACGAAACCTCTTGGCCTTCATCATCAGTGAAAACGCCTTGGATTTCAAAGCCCACCATCGCTTGATTTAGATCGATAGCCATTTTCTTAGCATCAGACAGTGGTATTCCAAAGGCCGATTGTTCACGCTCTACTACCATATCTATGCTAGTCGCATCAAGGGAGATAGTGGCACCGTTCTCTTGTACGAGACGGATTGGCACTCTTTCCCCATCAGCCATTTTCAGCCACTCCTGCTAAATCCACTCTGGTTGAGCGGGCCACCGATTTTAGAACGAAGTTCTTTAGTGACCATTGCGCTAATTTCTTTGGCGAGTGCCTTCTTATCAGTCCTGTCAGTGACTCCGCTAACATCAATCCTGAGATTGACTGTTACATCACCTTGGGACTCTTGGGCAGCAACGCCACCCATTGGTTTACGCTCTGTTGAGTTGCTAGCAATTTGCTTGAAACCATCAGTCTTACTAGTCTGCCTCAATGATTCTCTAAGGTCATTACTATGCACCTTAGTCATTGACATGGAATTAGTAAATTTGTCCATTTGTGTCTGAAGCGCCTTCATGTTTTGCTGCGCTTCTTCGGTGTATTTCTTGAAATTCTCCATCGCCTCTACGGACTTTGGGTCGATATTGCCGTCTACCATCATATCCCCTCCAGTGGGGGCACGGAGTCATACCCCAAGTAAACTGCGTTTGCAGAGGCTTCTTCATCATCATTTGAAGCCTGCGCCCAATTCAAAAGTTGCTTGGCATCGTCCACACTTAATTCTCTCACTTCTCTCAGCCCCATGTTATAGTGTGTCATCAGTAAATATTCCATTCCTTCTCTTTGTAAACGAAGCCTATCCTTCACTGGTCTCCCGTTAATGAAGTACTTGATCTGTCCGACTTCGTGTCCCGAAAAAGCAACCAACCAATCACCTCGTTAGGTTCAGGTAGCATAGCAGATAGCGCTGCTCCTTCTTCAGGAGTTATATTCTCTATGTTGAATTCAGAATCATAAGTAAGCCAATTATCAAAAGCATATCGCCAGTATTGTGAGAAATCTAGGCTACCATCAGATAATAATGGTGCTACTGCTTGGACATCAAAGAAAGTTAATTGCTTAACTGTAACTTCTATTTCCTCGCCATTTATTTCGATTTTACTCTTCTTCTCCTGCGACATACTTACTCACTGTTTCCTCGGATGCAGCCGAATCGGGGGCATCCTCTGAAGCAAGGTGGGCGAATGGATCATCACTGGCCTTCCCTGCTTCGGGGTCGAAAAGGTAGTCTCCTCCCTCTTCTTCTTCATCATCTTCATCTATAACATCGATTTCAATACGAGGATGAAGGGGTGTCCAGAACTTCATCGGCATATTATCAACTCAACAATGGTATAGGGTATCTTGGCTGACTACTTTGACATTTCTTGGCTCCAGCCGTATTTTGGAGTGCAACAAACCCATTTCATCAGGTACGGGAATAGGGACTTCGGTAATAACATAATCGTCTATTAGAATTCGCAAAGACTGTGCTGTGCTGCCACCGCCGCTATAGATGGGCTTAGTAAAGTGAAGATGGATTAGGTTACCAGTTGCACCTGCCGAGCCACTCGTTTCGATGTGGCTTCGCAATCGATGGAACAAGGTTGAGTCGGTTAAGATTACATCTATTTCCATCTCAAATTCTTCACGGCCTTCACGGATAATAGAAGCGTTTCTAGTGCCGCCGTATGGTACCTGCTTGGTTGATAAATTATCAGAGTCTAATGTCTCCGCTACAGGGTTACTTTGGATAGTATGGAATAATTCTACTCCCGTTTTACCTCTTAATTCAAAGGCACTAATGAACCCTAGGCTAGCCCCAAATGCTTCCACGCTACCATTGTAAAACATGAATGGTTTTTCAGAGCCATTCGCTATACCGGAAGCCTTTCTCGATGCGTCATCGGTTCCAGTGTTTTGGAACATACGGTGTGCAATATACCGATCTCCTTTGTTGTTTGTTTCCAATCGACCAGTATCTGTATAAGTGGAAAGTGCATCAAAAACGCACCTATACTTTAGTTCAGCATCTACAGTTGATGACAATTCCCATTCTACTATTTTGCATCCTCTGAAGATGCGAGTGAGTTGCTTACTGTCTGTTGCACCACCCGGTGCATTTGCACTTTGCTCTGTACTGTAAGAACCTACATCTCTGTTCCTAATGCTGTGCTCTATACAGAACGAGGGAATGGTGTCGCTAGAAAATAATAAGCGTCTGACCGGGTTAGTGATGTCATTGGTAGTGGCAATGCTAGGTCCAGTCGCATCGTACTTCCTTAGCAATACATCGTCTGCATCACTGGTACCGTCACCACTATGCTCAAACTGCCAAGGGTCATCGACAAACACCCTATGCCCGCCAGTTATTGGCTCAATTGCCACAATTCTTCTACACTCACTGGTTTCAGTCCACTCAAAATGATGAGCGTCTGAACTGAGGCTACTGCTGCTGGCGGACGGCCAGTAATCGGTAGTAGCCAAATCAGGAGTCTTGTAGGTGACTGTAGGGACTCTAGTTGTATCTTTTATGAGAATATAATCTCCAACGGCTGCTGTAGCAGAATTAAAGCCAAGATTATCTAAATCAATGAATGTCTGACCGGGAGCAACCGTATATGTGAGGCTACCTTTAGCAGCAGAGCCTGAAGGTGCCGCCCCACAATTATACCCATCTACCACTTCTCTACCAAGGCTATAGTATAACCAGCGTGGACTATGGAGTGGCATTTCAAGCGCACCATTCATATGATGAACCTTGCCTGTCTGCTGCACTGCGACTTGTCTACCAAGTCCTACGACATGGTACTTGTGAATATCAACTGTAGTGTCGGGTAGCGTCATGAAAGATGCCAGCCCTATGAATTGGTCAATCAAACTGACTTCAGAAGAAAGGTCTGCTCTAGCATTAATAGCAGTAGTTACACCAATAGTAGGCATGCCTAGAGAATGGATGCAAATTACATCTGTTGTAGTGCTAGTAGTAGCCGCCGCTAAATTCATTCTTGGTACTATCTTAATTTTAGTGAAAGTAGAAAATGTATGATCGACTACACTGAATACTTTGCCGCTTACAGATTCGTAATAATGGCTAGTAAAATTACCAGTAGTGCCTCCATGGAATGTCAACTTCGTACCAACAAGCATACCAATAGGTACAGACAAAATTCCTGTCGTACCATTATTACCCAATGAGCCAGTTGCTCCAGCACCGCCGAATACAATTTCTGTATAGTCGGGAAAATCAGTGGCTACCCATGTCAACGGTTCACCTGATTCTATGTAAAGCCCAGTCTCGTGACCCATGGTGACTTCTGAAACATCACCTTTGTAGTGTATACCGAACCCGCCCACCTAATCACCTCATGGAATTAATTCAGCCAGTATTACTACCTCGACTTGAAAAGTATGCCTAAACAATTTCTTGGTTCTGTCGCTCAGATCGGTACGAGTCTTGATGATGAGTCTGTCATAATTGGCACCATCGCCTTTGCGCTTGGTATGAACCAAACGGCGCATTTCATCTTCCATCTTTCTAAGCCTCGACCTGCTGATTGCAGTCCTCATATCAACAGTGATGTTGACTCTAGTAGTAACATAATTGTAAAACAAATCCGGTTGCTCTTCACTATGAGCGGTCTCGTAGCATAGAACATAATCGCTACGGCCCAAATCTAGGCGCTTACCACGCTCAGGGCCATGGTTTGCTATGTCCAAGATAACAGGTTTAATGTTATCAGTATTGGCTCTACTCCAGTCGCCAAGGACTGTGATGATAGAATCCAAGGGCTCAGTATATGTTGCCGTCATTCAAACACCACTACTTCCTTATACCTACTCAATATTGCCTTAGCCTGATTGCGATATATCTGAATCTTAGCACCAAGGTCAACATTCTGCGAACCCTCAGGGATTAGCACCGAGCGGTCATCAGACATGAGTAAATCGGAAGCAACCATCTTAGTAGCCGCTTCTTCGATGGCTCTTTCCAAATAACGCTCTCCGTAAATATAGGAAACCTTAATGGCATTCCATTCAAAGTATGGATAGGAATTATTGAAGTAAATGATACCCATTTCATGATCCATCCACCAGTCCTTCAGACGGGCTTGGTCGCCTCCTAAATCAGAGAATGCGCCTATGTCGGATTGAAGTCGTCTTTGGAATACAGTCGTATCTGCCGTATCAAGTGTAGTCAAAGGTGTACCTACAACATTAGCGCAACCCGTAAATGTAATTGCTGTTTTACCAGTATAACTGAGTATCGATACAGATGCACCGGAACCAACCATTAGTATTCCTCCATTAGCAAACCCTTCTGTAGAGGTTACGCCAACTGTGATGTTAGGACTACTTCCACTTACACTACCTCCAAATAATAATGCAGTTGTCGTGCTTGCTTCAGTGGTCTGCGATATTGTTATGTTAGTCAAATCAGTTACACCTACACTAACACTTTCCCCACCTTTGGTTTGGCGTAGACTGCTGATTTTTATTTTGCCATTACCATAGTCAGAGTTAGCCGTTGCTAATAATTCGTTATCGATTGCAATATTAGATGTACTACCCGGTAAAGTAAATGCAGGCGAGAAATCTACAGCGACTTTACTAACCCTGTCCTCTTTATTGATTAAGTCGGAAAGGCTTTGGGCAGCAGTAACTTTGTCAAACCTTGCATCCCATTGAGATGTACCCGGTCCCTGCGCTAATTCGGCATAACTTCCATTCGTTAAACCGATGTAAATATGCCCACCGGCTATGTAAAGTTCATCATCATTAGCAACTGCTGCTGAAATTCCTCCACCAACAGTAATACTAGTACTGCTACCTACAGCAGTAACAGTGCCTAATTTAACCCCACTACTGCCGTAAAGTAAATCACCAATTGAAAACTTAATAGTTGCGTCAACACCGTCTACTGTCATAGCACTAGTATGACTCGCACTATAACCTCCGCCATTATTGATTAAAACACCACTCGCTACATTTTCTAAAGCAGACTCATCTACAATCTCCAACCTTGCTTCTGCTCCTGCCAAGTCTCTGTAATCGTCACCTTGCCATACCTCTAGCCTCAGGATTTGCTGAACATTTCTGAATAAAAGAGGAGCAGTACCGACATAATCTGTATAGTATCGGCGACGATAAGGCTTGTATGTATCGAAGTTGATATATTCGGCGACTACAATTGATGGTCGCCAAGCGTTGTGCGTTTCACTATCAATGCGATCTTGAGTGCGCTTGATGAAATCCTCAACAGTACTTCGCTTCATTCCACGGGTCTTGCCGTTGGTGAATGACGCTGTGTTCTGAACATAGGCGTTATCAGCAACTTGAAAATTAGCATGAGTAATAGAACCAGTGAAATTCAACTGCACGCCGGGGCTGTTTGTTGCAATAGATGTGATGACCTTTTCAAAACCGAGAGGGTCAGCATCTGAATAAATTAGAATCGTATCTCCGACTTCAAACCCATGGTCTCGGTAATCTGCACCTGTTACATACACAGCAGTAGCAGTGCTATCTTGTGCAACTAATACAGCCTCTTCCGGCCCAATGCCAAGGAGGTCTCCTACCTTTTGGGCAGTAGTGTATACAATTGCATCAGGGTTAAGAGGTCGTGTTTCAGCCTCGCCGGGTGAAAATATGATTGGCATGCTTCATTCCCCTCACCTAAGCCACGCTGTGCCTCTTCAATAACCCTGCCGCCAAAACTTGTCTTTGATACTCTTTAGGAGTTCGTCTCCTTTAGTTGCATTGAAATTGAGTAGAGGTTCGGATTTCTGTTCCATTCCTTCTATTATCTCCTTCTGTTGCTCAGGAGACAACTGTTGAAAGTCAGGATCGTTCATCGTCTCTAATTGTTCAGGGCTAAAGACCACTCTAGACTGTGAAACCGTAGTGCCACTTGCAGCAGTAGCAGCAGGGCCGTCGCCAAGTGGTATGGTAGGGCCCGCCATTGGTGGCGGTGGTGCTTCAGGCATTGGTGCTTCAGGCATTGGTGCTTCAGGCGCTGGAGCAGGTGCTGGAGCAGGTGCTGGAGCAGGTGCTGGAGCAGGTGCTGGAGCAGGTGCTGGAACAGGCGCTGGAGCAGGCGCTGGAGCAGGCGCTGGTTCTTCCGGCGGTGCATTTTGCATCGCTTCTCGATGTGCCATTGCTGCCATCATTTCATTATACCTCTTCTTGTTTTCAGAAAGTGTCACCCATGGTGCCGGGTCATCCATTGCTGTTGCTTCTCCATGTCGCACATCTTCTCTTTCTTGACCTTCTCTACGACTTTGTTGTTCACCGGAAGTATATGGATAAGCGGCTGCAATACCTTCCCTTGCAGCACTGGGGCGTTCAATGGGAGGAACTTGGGAGCCGGGGTCTAACCCAGCCTCTCTTGCCGCTATATCAGTATCTCTCATTTCTTCATAATTCCTTCGCAGAGAATCCATCAACATCTCTTTGCCATCGTCTCTATACCTTTGCTCATGGATATGCTTATCGCCAGTAGCATGTTCATCAATGATGCTTTTTACACCACTTTCTCTACTCTCTGCATGGTTATCCATTAAGAAATCGAGTACACGACTCAACTGAACTGAACGAGGTGCCTGTCGTAATTGTCGCATTACTCGATGACCAGCCTTTCTTTGCTTGGTGTCTATTACATCTCTACCACTGGTACTTTGTCTTACGGGATAATGTTCTTCTGTACCATATCCAGACTTACCGCCATGTGCTCGATCGAGAACTTGGCGCTGTTCTACCTCGCCAATTTGCCTTCGGATGTTAGCAGCCTCTTCTTCTTTACCGGGTGTATCTTGTGCAATGCGAAGGAGGGCTTCTAATTTATCGGGGCGCTCAACTATTTTCTTGCTACCCCTTGTGCCCTCTTGTACACCAAAGGCCGAAGGTAAATGTTCATCTTGCATAACTGGTTGAATTGGAGTTCTAACATCACTGTCGGGGTCCATGGAATCATCAATCATTTCTTGCATCATACCTAAATGTGCATGAACAGCAGAAGTAAGTGGTTGCTTCAATGTTTCAATCTCATCTTTAATGAAATCCTCTAATTCATCTTCACGACCATGTTCTTGTAAAAATTTAGCCTGAGGCTGATTGTAAGCCGTCAGTCTAGCCGCTTCATGTATTTGCCTTGCTTCATCTACCGCCTGCCTCTTTCGGTCATATTCCAAATTAGCAGCCTGCTGACCGGCAATTTCAGCATCACTTAAGAACTGCTGACTTGCAAAGGCCTCACTCTCCTTATGTGCTTTGAGTTGAGCCTTAACTTTCTCAATCTGTGATTGAATATCCATCCTTCGTTCATGCGTCATATTATCAGAAGCACTACCTAATTGATATTCAGGTGGTAGATTTTCTTCATCTAAATTTTCTGTTAAGAAGTCAGCAATGGCTCCCATCGTGGCTTGCCTCGCATTCTCTTTATGTCTAGCCAAGGGATTACCTGAGGGTGGCTCCACTCCTACTAATCTATCAACGCTTGGCTCAGAAGGTCTTTTGCGTGTCCCTTTACCATAAGAGGCACCCATCTGAGCCTGACCTAACTTACCTCTTTCAAGTGAAGGGAAATCTTCACCACCCACCTTTGTACCGGGTACGCCTTCAGGCGATAACGAAATACCCGTGCTATCATGATATTGCTGGAGATCTTCAGGTGAAAGTTCTTTCGTGTTTTCGTGATATTGTTCAAGTTCCATAGGTGAAAGTTCTTGATGCTTTGGGGGGCGCACTCCTAGTTTAGCAAATGCAGCCACTACATCCTCATTATCCTGAAGATTAAGGCCCATATTTCTTGCTATATCTTGCCATGGACTTTCACGGTCATTCATTAATGAACCCATGATAGCAGTTCTCAAATCTTTAGGTTGGCCGTAATCCTGAGTCACATCACCCGCTTGGTTAGTTTTAATTCCAAATTGCTTTGGTACTGTTGGCGTAACGGCTACTCCCTTGTCCCTTTCATAATCTTCGACTCTGCCTTCAATCTCTGCTTGTCTTTTTGGAGCATCTTCATGCCATTGCTTCACTTCTGCTTTGAAATCCTTTTCGGCAGTAGCCCTTGCTCTTAGATACGCTGCCTGTTTTTCTCTGTTAGTAGAGGCTAATCTATTTCTTTCAGATTGAGTTAATCTTCCAGTCCTTGCCTCATCCCTCATAGTCTTATCATCGAACATAGTTTCCATAAATTCCTGCCCTGTAGGTGCGGTACCTTCGCCCATTCTACGAGGTGCAACTTTCACTTTCCCTTTCCGATCTATAAATGTTCTATCCTCTTCAGGGTCAAGCCTAACAGCCGACCTAGTTGCTTCTAAATTGCGAGCAGTCTCATCGCCCAGCATGGCATCAGGGGTTTCCGGTTTTCTAATCCCTTTCTCTCGTAAATAATTTTGGAATGACTTTAAGTGACTAGGCATCGATGGATAATGAGAACCATCCTCAGTAGGTTTGGCTAACTCCCCTAATCCTTTTTGTGCCCCTAGTCTAATTTGCTCTACTTCTGCGGGGTCGTACATTGCACTCTCGCTTTCGTCTTTGGGTTTGGTTGTTAATTCGTGAATCTGTCTTTGAAGTTCAGAAGCATCTGCTTGCACTTTCCTCCTGTCCTCGCTCGGCGGCTCCTTCCCATCTCCTTGTGTTGCTGCAAGCGTTCTTTCAAGAGTCGCAAGTCGAGACTTCATCCCCTCCAGTGTCTTATCGTCACTCAGACCAGTAGGATCTACCTCTGTGGCAGCAGGCATAAGCACACGCCCTCCTAACTGAGCCTCAAGGTGCTTTAGATGTGCTTCTAATCTCTCACCAGTATCAACTTGCTTACCAGCAGCCTGAGCCGCCATCTGAGTCCTTAGTCGTTCTCTATCTGTGTCACTAATATCTTCGGGGATTGGGAAATATTCTTGCCCTCCCCCTTCAGTCCTTGGTTGAATTACTCGTACTATTTTACCTCGCCCAGTCCTCTTCAAACCCATTTCTTCTAATTTTTTGTCACCCTCTCTAAATGGTAAACGATTTATTTGTTCAGTGACCTCTTGAGTTTCTTCAGGAGAAAGTTCTTCAGTACCGCCCATCTGTGCAAAGACTCGACCTATATCTTTACCTGTCTTTTTGTGACGCTTAACACCAACTTCTGCAGGACTTGCACCCTCACCAATTTGGCGCAATGCTTCATCTCGTTCTGCCCTCGTCTTTCGGGCTTCTACTCCAACCTTTTGACCTGTAGTCAAAGTAGGCGCTGTACCCTCGTGAATATCACGGAGCATTGCCCTCGTATCTCCTTTGTGCTTTACTCTAAGCAATTCAGGATCTATATCATGTATATCCATTATGTTATCCATAAGGCCGGGTTCTTTTCCAACCCGCCTAATCATTTCATTTAATCGACCTTCTCCGGTACGAAGGTCTGCACCTTCCATGAATTTACTAGGTGGTTCTTCTTTAGATTCTTCAACTGCTACTCCTTCTCTTTTAGGAAATTTAACAGGATCTTTTAATGTTTTAGAAGGTAATTCTATTCCCAATTTCTCGGCTGCTTCTTTGACGCTACCGGGCTTCACCCCGACTTTTCCACTTTCAGGTCGCTCTCTTGGTATGTATTCATCTTCAGGGTTGGATAAGCCACGGGGGTCTTTTTTTTCCCTGCCTGCATAGTTGGCTTGTTGCTCTTCTAACTTAGCCTGTTCTTCTTCGGCCCTTGATTTGACTAAAACTTCGCCCATGACTAATCCTCCCGTTCTCCTAAATTGAATTCCATTTGTCGCCCGCAAGTACTACAGTTGTCAACCCACATAAAGTACAACATCCCACAGTTCTTACACCGTGTGCCGGACCCTATGTTTAGGACATCACCGGCTTTCTTATTACGATTGCGCTGCTTCTTGGTAATACCTTGAAGTGGTTTGTCCTCGTTGAATACGGTGCCAGCCCCGTAGGACTCGGCTAACCGTACTCCACGCTTCTGCAATCGGGCGATGTCGTCTAAGCCGAGGCTGTTGTTTGACTTCATCGATTAACCTCACACTGTGTAGGTTAATAAAAAGTAGTGATTACCTAAAGACTGGAATGCGTGTATATCGACGAGAGCAGTTGTACTAGCAGCCGCTACACCAGTTGCAGTTGTACCACCACCAGTGGCTTTAATTTCTGCATCTATTAGTGCTGTTGCCGTACCGTCTGCCATTTGTCTAGGGCTAAAAGGCCCAATCACATTGCATCCATATCCGCTTAGTACTGCCATCGGTCCTCACCTCAGCGAGTTCCAATTGCCCACCAAGTTCCGCCAACATTAGCCCCGCATACAAGCGTAATTGTAGTGCCAACTGTGGCATCTATTTCTGTGGATACTGTTGGTGCAGATGCAGCATTACCATTCTGCCCTGCTGCAAGTATCTTACTAAAGTGGTCGGGGAGAGTAATATCTCCGCCTGTACTGCCACCATCGTTAGCGAAAGTTCCAGTTAGCATCATTAAGTCTCCTAAACTGTGTGGTCGTGTGTCTGTTGTTGTCGTAAATGCCATTATTGTTCATCTCCTGTTATAATTTGTTCTTCAACTGCCTCTTCGACTGGGACTTCTTCGACCACTGGGGCCTCTTCGACTACCGGCTCCGGCTCAGGAGCAGGTGGGTTGAGAACGGTCCCTACCATGTCGAGCAACTTGCTCTTGGTAGTATATCCACTCACAGCCTCGCCTTTTCCTTTGAGCCATGCACCTATGTCTTTCTTAGTCCAGCCACTGTCGGGGATCCCGTCATTACCAGCATCGACTGTTACACCTGCATCGCCATTAATGACGAAGAACTGAGGTCGTAGTCTATGCCGTTGTTCGTCAAGCCATGCCTGACTAACTTGTACGGTTTCTCCTCTTATCCATTCGCCTGCCTTGTCCATCCTACGACGGTACATTAAGGGGCCACGGAATGTAACTGTAGGCAAGTTGAATCACCTCAGTTAAGTAGTACCACCGTTACTGTAAATACACCAGCCGCTTCACCGTGAGCCACAATTGCTGGTAGTGCTCCACCAGTCTTAGTAGCAGGTGCAGTTCCTGTGTTAGTAAAGGTCAATGCAAGGTCTTTGTCAGTTACTGCGAAAGAGTAGCCAGTAATTGCTACAATCTTTGAAGCACCTGCGCTGATAGTCATTGTCTGCTCAGCAGCGTCTGCCAAGGTAGCCTGAATGGTTACCATACGCATACTGCCGACTGCGTTTCCATCTGCATTGTTAGCACTGAATCCAGTTAGTGAACCCGGATAAGAGCCACCACTGTTCCCACTTAACCAACCGGTTTCATCTACTGGTGTTCCTGTTCGCATGTCAAGGTCCAAAAGAACCGAGACAGTACCTGATGTGAAATCGCCGTCGTCAAACGATATTGTTAGCCCTTTGCTTGTTGCTGTTTCTGTTGCCATAATTTTTCATCTCCTATTATTTATCACCATTAACTTCACTTAAGCGCACGGATCTGTCCTTGGCCTCCAAAGAAAGTAGTCCAAACTTCACCCATTGTGCGGTAAAGTCCTTCCTGCCCTAGTCTGTTAATTGCGAATGGGTCACCAGTCTCAATACCAGACTCAAAGTATTGAGTTGGTTTTGCAGTACTGTAGTATAGGTAATCGGTGTCAAGCAGGTAAATTCTGCTGATACCGTCTGAGGCTACATCCTTAGATGGGATGATAGGTACGCCGTTGTAAGTTGCGACAATAAATCCTGCCTCAACACCGGGTACACCTTTAACGCCGTTGTAAGTTGGTACAACTCTCTTCTCTTCCATAAAGCGCTGTTGGCTTTGGAGGAGTTGCTGAATACGCATCAAAGTGTCATATCCAGTTAGGATGACCTTTGGATTACCACCACGAACCCAAAGTTTCTGGAACATCTCATCGAGATTGTCAAGACTTAGAGTTCTGTCAGTAGAAGTGTCGCCAACAATATTGTTGCTCATCTCTGCACTTGCCCAAGTGTTAGCACTTCGGTCAATACTGTAGATGTCAAGGTCGCTTTCAGCAGACAAGTCGTCATGCCCTGCGTTCATCCCTGTGGTTGTTGCTGCAGTACCGTCATCATGGTATGCTGCAGTGATTCGGTCCAAAGACTCGATGTCATTTCCAGCAGGTGTGTCTACATCTGTAGTTAGCATTTGGTTGATGTGCTCAGCGTGGTGCTTGCCCATCTCTTCCTTTAGGACAGAGCGAATGTCGCCAAGTCCGTCATCCTTGTCATTCAAGAAGATTGCAACCTCGGACATATCGAATGAGTGTGCGATAGTCTTAGGCTTTGCTGCAACATTCTGGAATGTAGGCTTGGTAGTGTCAGGAAGTGTGCCGTTCTCTGCAATTCCGCCGCCAACTGCTGTTGAAGGCTTAGCAGTGACAACACGCCATCCACTTCGGTCCCACGGCTTCTTAGGTAGAATGGAGAATGCGTTGAATTCTTGGTTCAACTGGCTCCAGACCTTGCGTCCGTAGATTGCTTGGTAAGTTCCTGCAGTTGTGCTCAATAGTGGAGCATCTGCCTTGAGAAGTTCACTACCGGAGTAGCCGAATCCCATGTTAGTTCCAGCGCCATAGTAATAGCGCTCCATGTCTTGTACTGTTCGTGTATAATTTCGTGCCATATTTATTCCTCCATTCAGTTCCAAACTGTTCCTGCGAGACTGTGTACTTCGTCCCACGACATATTTGCTAGTTCCTCAGTCGTAGGAATTTCTACGCTGGAGTTGTTGGATGCCTTGCGGATTTCTACCGAAGGTGTTGCAGAACTGATGTTATCGATTCTGTCACTTAGTTGTGAAATCGCCTTCTCGATGCTTGAGAGTGGGCCACGAGCGTCAAATTGTGACGCTGCACGGCTCTGTGCCTCTGCTGTGAGTTCCTTCTGGAGGCGCTCACCGAATACATCGTTTAGGTTATTCTTGAATTGCTGCTCAACTGCTGCAGCCTTGAAGACAGCATATGCGTCTTCAATCTCGGAAGGTGAGACATTCTCAGGGCTTAGGTAAGATTTTGCGACTCCGCCGCTACCAAGTCCTGATGCTCCTAGAGCATTGGTGCCGGGTGAACCACCCTCAGTTGCACGGCCTGCTACCTGTCCATTCATTTGTGTTTCTGGAAACTGCTCTGGTGTGCTACCAAGGTTAGCCTTGGAAACGCCATCAAAGTGTGAGCGAGCCGCACCAGTGTCTACACCTGCAGACTTTAGGGTGTTCTCCATCCAGTCTAGGTATTCACTAGTGATGACATCGCTGTAACCATCGCTCTTTTTCGTGTCGTCCTTTTTATCGGTCATTTTTTCATCGTCCTTGTCTTTATCTTTGTCGTCGTCATCGTCAGCCATGAGTACATCGTCTCCGACCGCCTCATCATCATCTTCAGGGCAATCTTCTTCCTCGCCACCTTCAATCAGTTCTTCAAGGTCATCTTCCTTTTCCATACCATCGAGTTGCTTGGATAGCCGATCTATTACTGACGATAATTCGCCTAATGCATCTATTTCATTTGTCATAGTTGTGTCCTCCTTCAGTATTCTAAAGGATGCTTCGGGATTAATCCCTTTCTCACAAATGGTCACCTCATGTAGTTCTAACTTGGAGATTTCTGTATAGTCTCCATGCTTTGCATCTGCTTTGTTAATGCGCTTAAACGCTTGTCCACCGATGCTGAACCCAGTTAGGTTACCCTTGCGAATCTCATTGGCTACTTCACGAGCCTTCTCGATGTCATCTCTTAGTTTGATGACAACGAACATGCCAGCGTCATCGACGCCGGACTTCCATAGTCTGCCATCAGAATCTGTATAATTACCGATGACTTCTCCAACTTGTATATTGGAGTGTGCGAGTTGTACATTGCGGAAACCTTGTGCTTTCATAAAGTTGCCAAACGCATCCTTGAGTGCCCCACGAGTAATCAAATCACCTTGCTTATCTACCATCTCTACAGATGCGTAGCCAGCAATGATTAGGTCATTGGAGGACTTGATAATGGATATACTAGACGGGTGGGCCGGGTTAGATAGCCGGAGTGCCGCAGCAGGTGCCATTACCCAAAAATACAGCGTTTATACTATTTAATTAGGTACGAAGGCTGCTTTGCCACCCTCTATAGACAAATGCCCATCGGT